AGTCAGACTCTTTTAAGCCCAGCCTGTCCAAATCTTTAGAGCCTACTTCGAGCCAACCATGTCCGGCGTCCGTGTGAAACGTGAAGGTGTTTTTGGCCATTTTGATAATCCTTATTGGTTGTTGACAATTATCATTATACATGGGATATTATGCGGGTCAACAACTTAATAAGGGATATTGAAATGGACGATACTAGTGAAAAACACGTAGTGCCTTTATACTGGGTGACCATGACAGATAAATTTATGTCGGGCTGGGGTACTGCCAAAGACACACTGGACAAGCTTGTGGTTGCTTGTGATACCTACGAACAAGCCGAAACGATAAAGCGAATTGCTAAGGGAAGGTGGGAAATGAAGCATGTAAATATCTGCACGCATAAACCGTTTTATCCAAAGTACAACGTCAGCCGAAAAAATTATGACGACATGCCTGGCTGGCGATAGTAATAAAAGCCGGATGATTGACAATAGAGCGAGTCCTGACCTAAATTGAAGGACTCGCTCTAATCCGATTGGGCTGGCCTCCCTGGCCTTTGATCGATATGGAACGGGGCCCCGGCCACCTCCCACCCCTGGCCGGGGTTTTTTTTGTTTGGGCCCCGACCCGACCCGACCCGTTTTTATCCCGACCCGACCCGATTATTTGTTGACTATGTTCCGAAAACATGGGATAGTGTTTAGGTCAGCAACCAACATTGGAGAAAGAGCAATGTCAAAATTCAAGAGGTTCTTTTCAACTGATAGCGCGAAAGCTATCAAAGCCGACAAATTCGGATACCTTAACGGTATAAATTACATGGCGCCGCACACTACAGGCGGTATTGGTAATTTGTGCCCACATTCAAGCCAAGGTTGCCGCGATTTGTGCCTTGGCATGTACAGCGGTCAAGCCGCCATGGTTAAGGATCTGGAACACGGAACAAACAATGTGCGCGAAAGCCGCAAGGCCAAAGCGCAATGGTTCATGTCTGATCGCAAGAGCTTCATGGCGGAAATGGCGGAACACGTAGGCGCATTAATACGCAAGGCGGAACGCGAAAATAAAAAGCTTGCGGTTCGTCCCAATGGATCAACAGATATACCGTTCGAACGTGTGAAGACGGACAATGGTCAAACATTGCCGGAACGCTTTCCGGAAACACAGTTTGTCGATTATACCAAAAACGCAAAGCGCATTCTGTCCAAACGCAAGCCGGCGAACTATCACCTGACGTTTAGTTTAAGCGAAACAAACAAGGCGCAAGCCGAACAAGTATTAGCGGCTGGGCACAATGTCGCGGTAGTGTTTGGCCATGGACAGCCTGAAACGTTCATGGGTTACCCCGTTATTGACGGTACCGAACATGACTTGCGCCACCTAGACCCGTCACCCGTGATTGTTGGGCTTGATCCAAAAGGTTCAAAGGCCAAAAGCGACACAAGCGGCTTTGTCGTGCGGGAGTATGCATAATGGATATGAAAAGCCTAGAGGCCTATGTAAAAACGTTTTTCAAGCTTTGTGAAGCGGAAGAACCAGAACTATATCAGAAAATAAGGCACATGCATGAATCCGGAAATGGAAAGCAAGTCCGCGATATTATGTGGGAAGTGATATTGAAAGAACACAATAGCCATACGGCGCCGGTTGTTGACACATAAAGGCGCCGCCGCTACTGGGTGCACCCAGTAGCCGAGCCCCGACCAGGTTTCCCTTTCCTGGTCGGGGCTTTTTTATGCGGAGTTATTGGACGGGGGTTTACTTCCGACCCCCCCTCCCCACGGACGCCGGCGGAGGTATCGAGGGGGGTTTAACCTCTGGCCCCGACCCGACCCCGAACGATGTCAAGCATGTCGTCAAAGAACCCCGACCCGACCTCACCCGACCAAAGGCAGGGGACCGTGGTCCCCGACCCGACCGAACCCGACTTTAAACCGTGTTCAGCAAGCCCCCGACCACTGTTTCCGTCAAATAGATATACGTTCCGGGACAAGAGGTGGCTAACCAGGAAGAAACTTACGCCCCCCGACTGACAATATGAGAAATTCCAAGCCACTTGGTGCGCTGATACATTTACGCGGTGTGTTTTGGTAGCTTTTAGTTCTATCCAGAAAGGTAGGGATTCCGCGCATACGTGAACGTCGGGTATACCCCCGCCATACCTGTTTTCAATCCTTGTGGTGTTCCAACTTTTTGGCATTCTTGCCCTTAGATTGTTCCACATTAGCGTTTCCGGTTTTTGTGTCATCGAGGACCTCATATTTCGCTTCAACAAATACGCTGGGGTTCGATTTACGGAGTTCTGATAACCGGTCTTCTATCTCTTCACGGTTCATGTTCTCGATGGCGTGAAAGTGATTTGTCTCGCGCCTATCCGTTGTAAGACCACCCAGCGCCGACCTTGTCTTTTCCGCATTGATGGCCGCCGAGAACTGGCCCGCATCTTCCGCCCCTTCGGAAAGGTTCCTCAACCGTTTCAATTGCCCAAGCAACGTCACCCCATACTTTCGCTCGCGTTCCTCCCGCATCTCCAAAACGTATTCCGCGACATGGGGGAAGCGTTGGGCGTTCAGCAGATTATACGCCTGCGTTTTTGCAATACCGTTTGTGTCTGAGTATCCAGCAAGGCGGGCGCATTCCGCATTTGAGTGTGTTCCATCGACATAGTGCCGCGCAAAGACCTTCTGCCTGTTGGTCAGTTTACGGCCATGGGCCTCTTCGATTTCTTCAGCTTTAACATCAATTCGTCGTTTCATGTAGTTCCTCCTATATACTAGCTTTTTCAAAAATAAATCTGTTTTTTACAGTGGCAAAACGTCTCTTTGGCTAGAAAAGTGTATACAGAGGGTACCAAGTGTATAATGTGTATTGAAAGTGTATATAACAATATCCAAGATAATCAGCACCTTACATACCTTATTATCACAGTTATACACTTATACACTTTTTTACACCCATAATTTATTTTTCAAAAACTTTTTTTGAATTTGGCCCCTATACTGTATTAGCGTCATTTGGCATTTGACAGTGGTCCATGCATCATGCTAGCCTCTTTTTGTAAATATAGAAAGGATAGCAAATGCGAAACCAAGTTATATCATTATACGATTACACGGGCGAGGCTTTACGTCCGTGGGCAGAGGCTGGTTATGAATGTTATGCGTATGACATTCAGCACAAAGCGGTGTGGTTTTGGGTATCGTCGAAACGTAAGCCTATCACTTTTGTAAAGGCCGACCTTTACGATCTGGACACGCTACGCCGCCTTATATCGCGCCACGAGGGCCAAGCCGCCTATATGCTTGCATTCCCCCCTTGTACCGACCTTGCCTCTTCTGGGGTGATCTGGCGAGCTTCTGAAGCTGACACGCGAGGTTTTGCGGAAGCGGTATTCCAATCCAACACCAACACTAAAAGGGAGATTTCATTATGTTTGTAGGAGTAATTCTGAAGGGTACGTCTAAGAGTTCAGAGACCGTCCCCGCGAACACGTATGGTGCCTACCTCAAGATTGAGGAGCGCATTTTGGATTACACGGACACCAGCCCCAGCGGTAAGACGGTTTACCACTACAAGCTGGCGTGCCTGACTTTTGAAGAACCGACTATGTCTTCTGTGCAATCCGGAGATTGCATGATGGTGGATGAGACCGAACTAGAGAACGCCATCATGTACGGGTACTACAAGTTCACACAATTCAACGAGCGCTTCCAGAAAAAGCTTCGCGAGTTGACGTTATGATCTGTCCGGGTTGCCGGAGGATATGGAACCGCGTGAAACAAAAGAAAAACTGGGAGAGTAGGATGGGTTGGGAATACTACGCGCTAATCTTCATTGGTTCGCTGATATCGGGCCTGTGGCAGTGGCTCTAGCGACCTTGGACTTATTCTCTGGGATTGGTGGCTTCGCACGAGGGTTCGAGGCCACCGGTTCCATTGAGACCACTTGTTTTGTGGAGCAAGATCCGTACTGCCAAGCGGTTCTGCGCCACCATTGGCCTGACGTGCCAATTCTAGGAGATATAAGAGATGTCAAAGGATGCGAACTCCCGGTCCAACCCGACGTTATTTGCGGAGGATTCCCTTGTCAGCCATTCTCCCAAGCTGGAAAACAGCTTGCCCAAGACGACCCCCGTCACCTCTGGCCGGAAATGTTTAGACTTATCCGGGAATGCCGGCCCGCTTGGGTTTGTGGAGAAAACGTTGCTGGGCTCATCAAACTGGGCTTGGACGAAGTACTCTCTGACTTGGAAGGCGAAGGCTACGCCACAAGGACGTTTAATTTACCAGCTTGCGCGGTTGGCGCCCCGCACATCCGA